CTCCTTTTGTTAAAATGTTATACTATATATATAAGCACTCATTACCTATATGTCAAACAATTTTAACTGTGGCTTTACGTTTTTTATCCTTGCTTTGGCAATTTCATAGTATTCTTCTTCTTTTTCTATGCCAACAAATCTAAAATCTTCTTCTCTTGCACCCATACCAGTCGATCCGCTGCCCATGAACGGATCTAGCACCAGTCCTCCTTTGGGCGTTACTAAGCGAACAAGGTATCGCATCAGCTCAACTGGTTTTACTGTTGGATGGGTGTTCGCTTTAATTTCACCTCCCAGTCCAGATTTACGCTCATCTTTTGATGTCTTTGCACAATAGAAGTACCTAGACGCATTACCCTGGTCGCCATAAGCTGGCATGAATTGTTCGGTATCAGCAAGCTCACCAGCAGTCCAGATGCCTTTGTGTGTTCGCTCTCTGCTGACATCCGTACTGGTTGTTTCTGGAAATATTTCTTGCACTTGTTCGCTACCATCGTGCATCACATTGCTTGGCCATCTACCTCTTTGGTTGTCGAGTAAATCCGAATCCGATAATTGTTTGCGTTTGGCGTTAGATGTCTGACCGAATGATAGCTTGTCAACACCGATTGTAGCCTTACTTTGTTCGCCTTGATCACGGAAATCTGGCATTGTGTCTGGATGTTTGACCTCGCCCTCTATCCTACAAGCGTCAATATTAATTGCACCAGTACCGAACTTATCTACGTTTTGTGCCACCGACTTCTCCGACAAAGGCTTTCTTGCCAATACCATTGGTTCATGTGCAGGTTTTAACGCAGTACCCCAACCATTACCAATATTGTGGCTTTTAGGAAATCCGCTGCCGTAAAGCCAAATACATTGATCTCTAATTTCAAACCCGGCTTCTTCAATAGCAACTGCCATTCTGTGGTATGTTCGTGATCCGCTAAACGCTATCAAATGACCTCCAGGCTTTAATAACTCATAACATTTAAGCCATGTGTTCGCTTAGAAAGCTATGTCACCTCCATCCCACTCCTTGCCCATAAAACCTTTGGAAGCTCTAGCAAAAGCTCCGTCTGTACCGAACTGAGCTGGTGCCGAGCCTTCTTTACCGAACCTTTTGACTATTGATGTAAGGTGATACGGCGGGTCTGTCACCACGCTATCCACCGAACATTTATCTATTTTGTCCATGACTTCCAAACAGTCGCCATGATAAACTGTGCTACCTTCAACAATGATTTCCATCTAATTTCCTATATTCTATCTTAATTTTAAGCTGCTCTGCCACTTCCATCCCTTTTTGCATACCAGCTGAAATACCTTTGTCTGTATATACTGCCATTAAATCTGCGTGGCGATACCAGTTGAACGCTCTTGACATTCCAGTAAGACGTTCTATCTCTTTAGTATCATCTAATACTTGTGTGTAGAGAAGATGCGAGGCAAAAGGGGATTCGCCTCGCAAGAGAGAATCGCTCATACACTTTCGTGCATATGCGACATTACTTTTAACATTACCCATGTAGGGTGATTCTATTATAACTAACATTACGATGCTTTTAAACAAGAAGCTTGAACATCGTAACCATCTGGTTTATCTCCAAATTCTTTTCTTAGCCTAGCGAGTACAACTTTCTTGCTATGGTTAATATCACCCCAACAACTTTGTTCGGTGTAATACTTAACATGACTAACGTGCCATGTGCATTTTGTTTGTCCACCCATGTATCTAGGTCCCTCGACCCAAATAACACAGATCATTAGAAACATTTTAACCATTCAACTACCTTCCTATAATACCGAACAAAAATGTTAGGTTTTTTGTGAATTGTAGTAGCTTCGATATGTAACTTTAAATATTTGTGATTCATATTACACTCCATTGATTGCTCCTAAATTATCCTTAAATTCAACACCAAAATCAACAATAATGCCACTATCGAGCTGCTCTTGTTGTCTGATAAGGTCTTCAATATACTCATGTCCGTGTTCGCCATAAGTCTCTTTGACCTTGCCCAGTGCCTGTTGATTGGTTAATCCATCGTCATTAAGTAAAGAGCCATAATACTCTTCAATCTCAACTAAATGATTGTTCTGATACGCTGTCATAATTATTCTCCTTGTGCTTTATTAAGTTTGTATTCAGTTTGTTTTGTACCATAAGCCTTATTACCGACCTTTTTGGCTTTAATCCAAGTACGCTTGGTAACATTGCCAAACCTATCTCGGTATCTTCTCCAATGACCACATCTCCAATGTTCGCACTTTGGCGAGCCATGACCAGTAAATTCACGCTCATATTTTTGCACGCCTCGTGGCTTTGGTAACTCAATCGTCATTAAAGAATATTCGTTAAATGGAATTCTTTGACCTCTGCTGATGTGTTGAACTTTTGTTGTTCCTCTTGTTTTTTTCTTGTAAACAATGTGATCAAAGTTAAACATAGCCAAAGCAGCAATCATAAGTTTAATCTCACCATTAAAAAATTGATAAGCAAGTTCAAATCCATCTGACTCTAATTTATCACTATCCCTAACTTTGTTTTTAATATCTTGCTCTGGTGTTGACCAATCCCAAGCATAACTATTGCCATACGAAAGCTTTGAACAAATAGATGCAAAATCACCTTGCGAAGCAACTCTATGACAAATGCTTTTATTATAACCTTTGCCAACTAATGAGTCTCTGCCATAAACAAAACCTTTTGGCTCCATATTTTGGTAAAAGTTCATTTCAGAAATCTGTTCAGTTCTTTGCTCAATACCTTTTGCAAAACGCTCACTATAATAATGAAAATAATCCTCGCCAAAAAAAGAGATGCCTGGAATAGTAATAATATCAGTCCCATTAACTTGCCCTTGTTCATATCTATATTTATAAGTTTTAGTAAATCGATCTGCGTTATCTCTAATATCTTTTACTCTTTTTTCAAAATCCATCTCTTTGTCAGAAACATTCATAACATGAACAGATTTAGGCGAAGTAAACCATTTATCATTTTCTAATTGATTTGCTCGTGTGCCATCATCATTTTTATCAGTAAGAAGATACCAAGGCAAAAACTCAGTTGTGTCATCATTTGAAAGAATATGAAAACCTTTCCTTGTTTTTTCAGAAGTATTTCGATACCTTTTATCAACAAATGAAACTAAAGCTGGGTATTGTGTTGCATAAAATTTTTTGTACGCTCTAAACAAAGCTTTTTCACTAAACTCAATAAACATATTAGGAAATGGTGGCTTTGCTAACTCAATGGCTTTTAAAAAAGCTTTTGGTTTAACCATAGACGCTTGCACTAAGTTGTATAATAAAGAATCATCAATAACAAATTTCTTTGATTGAACCAGTTGTACACGAAGCTTTTGCACCATGCCATTTGCATATTTATGATTTTGAAATGTACCTAAATTTCTTTTTGGATTCGATAATGCAGCAATAAGCTCACTTGCCATCATCGGTTTATCAACTGCTTGTTCTTCCATATTTTCTCCTTTCATATGCTAGTATAGGATAGTTATATAGGAAGTCAATGCCAAATGTCAAATAAAAAAAGACCCAGATTTCTCTGGGTCTTTCACAAACATTTTTAAAACAAAAGGCGTAATCGGAGCGATTACATTCTTTTATGTTGAAGTGAACGCCAGCACGTCACTGGTACTTTCCCCATTCACCTCATGTATATATATAGGTTATAACTACCCTAGTGTCAAGACATATCATCAATAATGCTTGAAGAGTTAACATGAGTTGGGTTTCTGCGTACTCTGCCAACATCATTTTCTTTTAAAGCTCTTGGATCATCCTCAAAGAAAGCTTCCTCTTCTACATAAACTGATGGCTTCATGCCAGTTAATGTTTCTTTTTTTGGTGCAAACTTATTTGTCTCTGCTGTCTCGCATTTTTCACATAGGGGTTTTTTCTTATTTTTAATTTTATGTGCAAGTATAAGTCTTGGACATGAGCTGCATCTTTCATATTTTCCTATCATTCTCTGCCTCCTTAATAGAGTAAAATATTCTTGCAACTACTTGGGGCACAATACTATTCCCTAAACATCTAAGTCTGTGTACCCTGTTGGGTACCCCATTAGCCACTCTACCCACGTTGGGTTCAGCGTTCCAGAGGACTGGTCTCTCACGGAAGGATGATTGCCTAACATCTTTTGCATCTTCCCCCCTGGACGACCCGCTGCATCTTCGTTTGCCGATGGTGTAGGGAACATCTCCTTTTTGGGATAATTCCATTTCTCCATTCTTGGTGGTCTGAGCGTGCAACCCAGCATCTGTTCTGCTTGTTGTTCGGTCATCTCCCCGGCCTCTACTTTCTTTCTGAAGATCATTGTCTGACCCATTGATGCGTGTCCGTACCCCTTTGTTGTCGGTGTTGGCCACATTATTTCTTTCTCTGCTATGAATGTCCCTAGAGTGTGTGCTCTCGTTCCGTTCTTTACTGAGGGTGGTACTGTGTATCCGTCCTTCCAATCCCTTGCTCTTGGTGTTGGAAACATCTTCACTTCGTCCACTAATGTTATCGCACTTGATCCGTCTTTCTTCACTTTCTCGTAAAGTTCCTTGCTCTTCGGACCTTGCTTGGCATTCGCTGCTGTTGGTGTCCTCCACATCTTCACGCTGTCTGCTAAGTTCAGACTGTGACTGCTCTTGCCGTCTTTGCTCAACCTCCTGTTGTTCGTTGTCAACTCCGCCTCTGGGTGTTCTATCTCCTGAGTTGTTGGCGTTGGCCATAAGGTCGAAGATGTCTGTTTGTATAAATCCATTGTCTTCTCGTCCACTTGTTCCCTCAAGTTCGCTGGCTTTGTTCTGCCCTTGCGATGACCCTCCATTAATTTGTTCGTTCCCTCTTCTGAACGTGGAGGCAGATGATCCATCGTGTTCGGAGTAGCCCACAATCCAGCACCGCATTCGTCTATGTTTGGCATCGACGGCTGCAGCTGGAATAAGATATGGGATGGCTTTGTATCCGATACTTTCCAAGTCAATGAGACTTCTTCTGAGACCCATTGGCATTGTAACAAAGCCTGACACATTTTCGCCAATGATCCATTTAGGCCGTATGTCTTCAATAACCCTAACCATTTCGTGCCAGAGGTCTCGGTCATCTTCGCTGCCTCTCTGAGCTCCTGCGACACTCCAAGGCTGACATGGGAATCCTCCAACAACGATGTCTGCATCTTTGTATTCTTTTCCATTAAAACTCCTTATATCACTATATATTGGTACATCTGACCAATGTTTACGCAAGACTTTTTGACAATATTCATCTCTTTCAACAAAAGCTATTGTCTCAAAGCCACCTACTATTTGTTCTGCAGCATAGCTAAATCCACCTATACCACTAAATAAATCTACTATTTTCATCCAGTACACTCCCCACCATCTTTTTGGCAAAGAAAAGCTTCATCATTAAATATCCAATCTTGTTGAGCGTTAACAAACCCAGCAAACTCAGCTAGTGGTCTGTTCCTTTCAAAGGATTTGCCAATTCTTTGTTCTGCATCAATCCACCATTGGGCTAACTCTGGATGATCTCTGACCATTGAAGCTAATTGTGATTCTGATTTTAAAAAACATAAATCACAGTTTCCCTTAATAGTTTTGCCTTTTACAACTGGTAAGTTTAACTTAAATGATTGTTTGTCCCAAAACTGATCCACATGAAACAAACTGTGATTAGCCTCCACCATTGGATAATGTGGATAAAATCCATTTTGAAATCCATCTTTACATCTATGTTTTTCATCACTTCTGATACCCATAATGTTGTGCCATTTTTTCCACCCAAGACTTCTTAAATATTTACTAATAGTGTCTCTTTTTAAACTACCAGTACAAAATCTAGCTAAAGGATTGGGTAGCATCTGATGTTTATCAATAAGCTTATCAAAGGGCTCGCCCTTTTTACTGCAGCTTTTGTAATCAACTATTTTAAATATATGTTTGTTTTCTTCATTAAGATCATATTCTAACCAGACAATATCTACGTCCCACTTAACCGAACAATCATTAATAAACTCTAATGTCTGTGGCATCTCTCTGCCAGTATTAGCAAAGCAAACTACTGCATTGTCTGGCAAACCATCGTTATAATCAATGATTTGCTTGAGCATAAAGCCACTTGTTCTGCCACCACTAAAGCTAATTACACAGTTGTTATCTGGCAACTTATACATTGTCCCTCGCTGTCGTAGCCTCGTATTCACCTCGGCTCATTGCACCATCTATTGTGCCAAGCCATTTCCTGCCACCACTTGTGCTAAATGAATACTTTGCAAGTCTACCCTCTTGTATAAGTTCTCTGACAAGACCATCAATCATTCTTTGTGTGCAGTTGTTTAACACTCTTGGTGCATCAGTATCAGCAGACATACGTTGCATTATGGCATCTGCACCAGATTGTTGTGTCATAGCTCTGCCTTCTCTTTCACAATCTAAAATCCAGTTAAATAACGCAGTCTTTTTAATTTCTTTATTTGATCCAGTATGTAGTCTTGATATGTCATCACTTTTATCAACAAGCAATCCACTATATTCATCTCTAATAAAATGTCTTATGTTTCTGTTCGCAGGTCCATTAGACTTTACTACTGCTCCATCAAAACATTTATTTCTTTTATAATCTATACCTAAATCTTGGCATCTTCTACGTCCAGTAGCCTCATCAACTTGCCACAATGCAAAAGCACAACGAACACCATCAACTAATGCTGACGTACCTCTAATCATGTTTCTTGCTTGTTCTGGCGTACTGACTACTAAATCTTCTTTAACTTTAGTCATATGATGACACATGATAACAGAGGCACCAGTTTCTGTAGCAATCTGTGCCAACAGTCCAGTCAAAGCGGCACCCGCCGCTGGATCTGAATTTACGTCTGCATGAACAAATGAAGCCAACGGATCGAAAACAATGAGTTTTAAATTTTTCATCTGTAGTATTTGCTCATAGATTTTATCAAAATCATCACTTGTTCGGTATCCATCATGTGTTTCTTGAAGTATTGGAAAAACACCACCAACATTAGGTAAACTCACGATTCGAAGTTCATGTTCATAACTTGATCTATTGCCATCAATATCTAATCTTTCAATACGTCTGTGCATCTCATCTTCATCATCTTCTGCTGTAAATATAATTGTATTTCCAAACTCACTAATCATGCCACCAAATGATTCTTGCATTGACTGACCACTAGATACTTTCATAGCCAAGTCTAATGTCATCATGCCTTTACCACTATCACCTGCAGCAGAAAATATTATAGGCACTGCTAAAGGTAATGTATTCGCTATGAGAAACTTTTGCTCTGGTGCTTGACCTACAAATCTATTGATAAGCAAACTGTCATCAAGAAGGTTAATATTTTTCTTAACTTGTTTAACATTTGTATTAAGAAATTCGTTTATATTAAATTGTTCGGCTATGGCATCTACTACGTCCCATCTTTCTGGCTTGCCTCTTGGAGGTGTTAATGTTGTTACCGATTTTACTCCAGCGTTTAAAGCGAGCTCTTGTACTAATTCTGCTACCTTACGACCTGCCGTGTCATTGTCTGGCCATATTACCAGTTCTTTTTCGTGTAAAGGAGAGAAGTCAAATAAGTTTGCAGACTTTCTTGAAAGCATACCCGCTCCACCCATTGTGCAAGTTGCAGTATAGCCAAGTTCATTTAAAGCATCTGCACACTTTTCTCCTTCTACCCATATAATTTTTTCTGAAGCTATGATGTTTGGTATGTTATACAATGGACGAACATCTGGCATACGAGGATAGTTGCTACCTCCAGTAAACTGCCTAAACTCTTTCTTTGGCTTTCCATGTGCGTCTAATGCTGGATTGCCATCATCATCTTTAGTATTGTATCTTCTAACCAAACAAAGCAATTCACCTTGAGCATTAAGATATTTATGTTCGCTATCATAAGGCGTATTAATATTTATTTGTTTAGCCTCTGGCTTAATTATCGAACTAATATTTTCTACTGGTTGTGGAGCTTCATTATCAAGATATGAAGCAAACAACTCTTTAACTTCTGGTAACTTCATGTTTCTACCCTCCATCAAAATTTTAACAATGCCACCCACCCCATCTGCACCATTAAAATCTTGTCCTTTCATAAAGTATGGGGATCTAGGATTAATGTCTATCTTTAAAGACTTTCCAGCCTCTCCATGCAGCGAACCTATTGTGAATTGATCTCCTCTAATTACGCCTTGAGGATAGGTTTCTCTTAACATATCAATCTGTACACTTGCAGGAACTTTTTGACTTATCATTTCTACAAGTTCTTTGGAGTCCATACTGCGTTTGCTATTGCCAAATTTTATAATGTTCATTACCATCTCCATAGGTGATGGTGGTGCTTTGCTACCTTCTGTATCGCCATCACCCATCACTCCAACAAGTATTTGAATACTGACAAAATCTACAATCAAATACATCTTTGTTTTGTGCTATTCTTGGCAGCATTTCATTTTGTTTTGACGCTCTTAATATATCAACTGCTCTATCACTTGCATATTGAGCCAAGTCTTGATTAAACGGAACAAGTTGATAAAATATCTCACTTGTATTTTTATTTATAACTGTAAACAAACATGGATTGTCTGTTAGCTCCATATAAGCTTGATACAAGGCAACTTGTACTTCATAAGTAGGATTAGCCTTAATACCTTTAAACCTAAAATCTCTAAACTTTTTCTCATTGGCAGATTTACACTCCCATAACATTGGGTAACTAATATCAAGAGGTCCACCACATATCACGCCATCAATATGTCCTTTTATCTCATCATCTGCTATTGAAAAGCCAAACTGTTCGCCATTCTTATCAATAGTTCTTAAATCAAAACCTGCGTTTCTAATCCAACCAGCCATACTGTTCTCTAGTTCATGGCCTAATTGAAATATTCTTAAAGTCTGTGCGTTAAACTCTTTATCTTCATCAGGCTGCTGACCTTGATAAGTATATTGTATTTTTCTTGCACACTTATCACCTAGCATGGAGCCGCCTAAATATCTTCTTCTAGGTTCAGACTTATTCTTCTCAACAATGGTGTTGTCAATGACTTCTTCAAAAGGGTAATTCATCGTCTGTTGGCTTTGTTTCTTCTTTGCCGTGGACATATTTAAGAAGTAATCTATCGAGTTCTTGTTTATTGTATTGTTCATCTTCTTCTACCTTCTTTGAGAATTGCATAATTACAACTGTGGCTTTTATTTCCTCTTCAGTCAAATCACTAAGTTTTTTATCCCAACTAAACCTAGTAAAAAGTTTAGTTAAATTCTTTAATGAATGGTCTCCGACATTGGGGTTATCCATCTACCTTCTCCTTCTGCATAAAGCGAACCTTCCGCCATAATTATTCCGTCATACTTAGCTACAAATGTAACTCCTAAAACATCATGTTTGTTTATCTCACAAATACGATCAATGCTTTCATGTAATTTATGAACTGTCATGTCTGGTGGATCAGTAAAACTAAACTGAACGAACATTTTGCCAAACTTAAAGTTCTCAACACCTACATCATTCTCTTCTTGAATTGTGTATTCAACTTCCATTCTTGCCATCTTTTGCCTCTATTGCTAATGCTGCATATCCAATAATATCAATCATATTGTCTTCAACTCTTGGATTTTGACTATTTCTAATTTGTTTAATACCAATCATAGCTCTGTAAACATCATGTATATCCAAAGGTTCTTTTAATTTTTTTCTTAACAAGATATTCCACATTTGAGCTATGTATGTATGAGTTTCTGTGGCATCGCCATGAGATTTTGCTCTTGAACCATTGATTAGTAAATCTGCTTTTTTTAACGCTTCACTACGCTGCATTATTGTCTCCCTCGTAATAACTTAAAATTTTGGCATCAATTTCTTTTTTATTCCACAAGTAATTTAACCAACAAGCGGCTTTGTACTTATTCCAACTAAAATCCATTGGTCTAATAAACTGTCCTAACATAGCTAATGCGTTCTTTTGTTTCAATGTTACGCCTTGATTTAGCCATCTTTTACCTTTCTTTGCACCATCACTATCTTCAATGCCTCTCAGAAAGTCATCAGCAGACGCAATGGCTTGTTCCTTGGTTCCTACACTAACAATCCTTAAACGCCCTTTATTACGCCTTACAATGGCGATAGATAGGTCATCTAAATGTGCAACCAGTCCAAAGCCATTAAATCCACTAGCCATCATACATCTCTTGTTTTCAAAAACATCAAGCCATCTGAAAGGTGATCTATCAATTAAATCAACCTCTGTCATAGTAAATTCATCAAGAACTTCTTTGTCTTGTGTGCCAAATTCATATCCACAAATAGGACACTCTCTTGATGATAGGGGTATTTCTGATTGGCAATCTGGACAAACTTTCAGTGGCGTAGCACCAGCGTTGTTCGCTTGTGCTCCATCAAGGTCAACGCCTTCATCTAATGAGCCATGTGTAAGCACACTTGTCCCAAAGTCTAAAACAATGCAATCCTTTTTAATTAGTCCAGGATATTCTTCTTGGTTGACAGTTCTTAATCCACGACCAATCATCTGCACCATTGTTGATTTGTATGAGCATGGTCTAGTTAATACAATGCAACTGATAGGTGGTGCATCAAAACCCTCGGTCAATACTGCTACGTTTACAACGACTTGAACATCGCCATGTTCCAAATCATGTAAAATCTGTTTTCTTTGTTCGCTTGGCGTATCACCAGTAACAATTTCTGTCCTAATATTTTTACGTCTGAACTCATCACATACATCTTGTGCATGAACGATGGTACTACAAAAAATAACTGTCTTTCTTTCACCAGCTTTATCTTGCCACTCTTCAACAATTTTTTCATTGATAGCTCTTTTGTTCATAATCTTTTCAACTTCTGACATATCAAAATCAGTTACAGTCCTACGAACATTCTCTAAATCCTTCTGCACACCTACATCAACAACATATGTTTTTGGTGGCACTAAAAATCCTTCTCTAATTAATGTACTAATCTCAATTTGATGTGAGCAGTTGGTGAATACTTTTCTTAAACCTTTTCTGTCTCCACGATTAGGCGTTGCAGTAAAACCTACAATCTCAACTGACTCATTAGCTTGTCTAACTTTGTCAATGATACGCATATATGTATCTGCTACTGCATGATGGCTTTCATCAACAACAACAAGATCAAAATGATTAATGTTATTTAAATTGTTTTCTCTTGATAGAGTTTGCACCATGCTAAATATAGTGCTTCCCGTCCAATCTTTTTCTGACCCATCAACAATACTGGTTGTAATGCTTGGGTTTACTCTTGCAAACTTAGTTTTGTTTTGTCTTACTAATTCATCTCTATGTTGCAATACCAAAACTTTGTTTCCAACTTTAAATCTTTTGCCAACCAATGCAGACAACATAATAGTTTTGCCCGCACCAGTAGGTGCAACTACAATTGTGTTCTTATGTTTGTCTAAAGCAGTTGAAGCATCGTCTACTGCTATTTCTTGATATGGTCTAAGAATCATTTTCTAAATCTCTAATCTTTTGTTTTAATGATTGTATTTCAGACTCGTAGCCATCTCTAATAGATTGTTCTCTTCTTTGTCTATAAGCTTTAGCTCTACAATTTGCACAACAATATTTTAATCCAACTCCTATTTTTGCGTTATTAACAATTTGTTTTGTAGTTTTTTTACATTGAGGACATTTAAAATCATAAGTTATACTCTTTTTTGCAAATTTTATGGCATCCCTAAGTCTTCTTAGTTCTGCATCTAATTCTGCTTTACCTTGTTCATAAGTTTTCATAATGTTTGTGTTCCTTTTGTGTTGGGTAGCTTTGCGGCATCGGTGCTACCCAAAACCGACTCTAGCAGACGAGAAAGGTGTCCTGCCGCTAGAAATCTAGAATCCTACTTCTTTGCCCAAGTTGGAATCGGACCATTATTAGGTGTCTGATTCGGTTGTTGGGTTTGAGGATTAACTTGTGGTTGAACCTGTTGTTGTACTTGAGGTTGTACTGGTGCTTGTCCAGTTGAACCAATGTACTCTTTGCTATTGACCGCTAATGCAACCAACATTTTATTTTTGTCGGCATAACCATTAGTGCCTTTCTCAATAGCAACTTTAAGGCAAAACTCTGCACCATCCAATGCAGTGAGGTCATTAACCTTTCTTCTGTTTGCTGCCTCTGGTGATGTATCATTTGGATCAAGACCAAATGCACTATTGATAATATCTCTAAAAGTTCTAATACCAATCTCCTTACACCAAGGCATACCAGTTTCAGGATTAATTTTACCACCATCACACATGATATTTTGCCAGAACTTACGCTTATCATAAGGACCACCAACAATGGTAAATTCACACTCAAGATACTTTGCACCAGTGGCACCTACCTTGAACATAGGTTGTGATGAGTAGTCTGGAATTACAGTCTCACCTCTTTTCATAGTTAATACTGCTCTAGCAACTGTGCCTGCAGGAATTAACTCAAACTCTTTTCCAGAGTCATTTGGAACATCATTAAAATCAATCATTTTTTGTCTCCTTTTCGCTAGATTTGATTGCATTTGGATCAACAAAATTTAAGTTTCCTTTCTCTGTTGATCGTCCACTAATTTTTGTCAAAAGTTTACCAAGATGTGGCTCTTCAACAATCTCAAGTTGACCAGACCTATCTTTGGCTGGATAACCCCACTGGTTTAATGTTTGACATACAAAGGCTCTGTAAGGACCATGCTCTTCACTCGGCATTACCGCCATAGTAATAACTTCATCAACAATGCCTGGAAGTTCACGCCCAGTCTTTGAGCCTTCAATTTGAAGTTCGTACATGGTTCTGCCATACTCATCTACTTTCTCATCAAGAATACCAACAAAAATTACATTCTTGTCTCTAATATGTTGCAAATGTGTAAGCCATGACATCATCTCACGACCTTGCATACCATATACTGCTCTTGTATCAATCTTGCCAGTTCTATCAGATTTGTTATCTGGATGACCATAACAATATTGAAAACAAAGTCTGCCTGCTACTGTAATACTATCTACAAAAATAGAATCGTATTTCTGCATCATAGCAATTGCATCACCATACATCTGTGTAACCTTTTCATATTCTACAACGCTATATGGTTGATCAGGTGTTAAAGCTGGATTTGGTCCACCAAGAAAACAAGCAAAATCTCTGCACTCTTCCCATGTTTGGGGTCGAATAACATCAATTGGCCATCTTTCAATAGCGGCATCACCAGCTTCTAAGTCCATAAATAAAGTAGTATCTGGATCAAGGGTACGAGCAAGAGTAGTCTTACCCACACCACTTTGACCACAAACTACAATTTTATGACCTCTTTTTTCCGCTAATCTTTCATCAGCTGAAATAATTTTAAGAGCCATTTGTACCCTCCGTAATATCCACAGTTGCACCAGTAATCTCTACTGTTCTGTGGTCTTGTAGTTTTGACTTAATTGCAGGAGGTGCATTGTTATATTTACGCTCATCAATACCATAGGTAATCTTTGCGTAATGTCTTGCATCATCTTGACTCATGTTCATCAATGTTTGTGCAAGACCCTCTTGATCCCAAGACACTTTCTGCCTCAAAGTTACTTTAACTTTATAGCCCTCCTCATTTAATGTCACAGAGCCATAATCTTTGCCATCTTCACTTAATCTGTTTCTGGCAGTGTTACCAAATCGCACTGCAAGATCATCATTGAGTACGGCTTGTTTATCCTTTAACGCTTGGATTTGGCTCTTCAAGTCTTCACGATACTTGAACAAATCCTGCAAAGGCATACTTAAAAAATCTAAATCCATAATTATTCCTTTCTCTTAAATAATAGACACTAGATACCTACAAGATAGGCATACATAACCTACTTGTCAACAATATATATTATTTTTTTTTATAAGATAGATGAATATCTATATTGTGTATGGCTTTCATCATCTTCTTTTTTAGCTTGAATTCTGGTGTTAACACGCCTTTTGCATCTTCAACAACCAGTTTTAAAAGACCATTTTCTTCCTCTAATAAATATCTAAAATCTGCTATATAATCACAAATTTTTACATCATTAACACTTAATTCATATTTTATTTGACGTTCCAATTGAGTGACAATACCTGCTCTTTCCATTGCTTTAAGTTGACCCCAACGCTCTGCCTCCCATCTACTGTCAAACTTTAATCCCATGGCCACAGTCTTTTTTGCAAAATACTTATTGGCTCTTCTAGTTTTTTTGGGTATAAATGGGTATGGATAGGTCATGGAGGTAGTATAATGACAGATATTTCAAAATTCAAGTCGGTAGCTGTTGATATCGATACTTACAATAAATTAGAACTAATTTGTAAAGAAGAGCGAAGAAACAAAAGACAGCAAATCGGTTTAATGGTTGATAAAGAGTGTGAAAAATTAAATCTTAACACTGAAAATAAAGTGCTTGGTTTAGGTGGACTCAACCGATCTCATTCTTGAAATTAAGCGATTCGCTCTTTTTGTTACCTGTTTGTGCCAACGGCTGTCTTCCATTTGCACTGCACATTCTTGCCAGTCGTTATTAAGTAAGGCGGCATGAAACTTTTTAAATTTTGAAAATCTTGGACGGCCAAGATTAAACATCATGTTTGCACATATTTTTTGTACTTCATCTGGTAAATTATTAAAGTTAGAAAATAGTTTTTCACATTCGCTTATAGTAACTTGTATGTCTTGCTCAAATAGTTCATTAACTCTTTCATCATCAATACGAGTTCCGACTGGCAATCCATACTCTGGGTCTGATTCTACCACCAAGTGGCCTATCCCAATCGTGGGTAGCGATAAATGGTCTAAATACACGGCATTAACACGACCCTCGTCTCGTTCAATTTCTTGCCTTAATTCATCTATGTTCATTGAAAAATATCTCCAAATTGATTTACACTTGCAGTTAATAATGATTTAGGATCACGTTGTCTTGATGCTATGGCTTGATCTATTGGAGACAAACCCAAAGCAGCACCTGTTCCAGGTTGAGTAACGTCAATTTTGCCTACATTTGCAATAGGACTTGCCGCTTGTATTCCACTTAATTGTCCAGTTGTATTTGATGTTACATCACTAATTGCTTGATTAATACCAGTATTCTCTGCAACGGCTTTTATTTGATTTGAGGCCTCATTTACATTTTCTTGTGCTGATTGTGTAACAACTTGGCCTGGACGAAATGCTTCAGATATAGATTGTAGAAACGCTCTTTGCTCTGCCACAGTCGGATTTGGATTTGCATCAAGTTTTTTTGATGCTTCAACTATTTGCTTCATTGCTTTTCTACCAGTAAATAATTGACCTAACACAAACATTTTAGCTATTCTGCCTACATTATTAAATACATTAGCTAATATGCCTTGAGCAACTAAATCACCTTTTGGTATGTTATTTGAAGCACTATCTATAATTTTACCAAAATCTCTAATGTTACCTGCTATATCTTTTGTATCTCCAGCATTTGGAAAAATTATATCTAACTTATTGCTTTTATCTATTCGAGCTATGTTTCTAGCTAATTTTTTCATTGATTCAGCATTTGTTGCAGCACCAACATTATCAACCATATTTTCTACAAAAGCACCTCTAATTGTTTTTAAGGCTTCGGGATTGTCTTTATAGAAATCCATCACAGCTCTTAAATCTCCACGAGTTGCACCAGGAGACATGACTAAATCTAAAGCTTCCTCTGGATCTAAAATATTCCTATCTATTTTTGCAAACACACTATTAGTTCTAAGTCTTGATGTTTCTTGAAGTTCTTTAACTGCACCATTCAAAGCTTGTGCCACAGAGCCTTGTGCATCTAGTCCTTGACTTACTAATCTTTCAATTGTTTCTTCATTAAGTTCAGTAATTTTTAAATCTTCAAATTGTTTAGCTACAGTTTTTAATCTGTTATATTCTGCTCTGCCATATAACTCTGCACCAGTTTCTCCTAAATCATCTAATGCTTTAATAAACTCATTAGGTTTAAAGTTGCCTGGATTAATAGAGTCAAAACCAGTTTCTTTCAACGCCCCTCGCAACCAATCTTTACCTATTTCTGTTTTGATTTGACTGTATTTATCTGGCTCGGTTTTAAGAGCCTCTTTTAATCTATTAAGACCAGTTGGCTTACCACCACTTCCAATGATCTTTGATGCTAAACCACTCAATGATTCAGGTCTTGCTATATCAAAAGCACCACCTCTCATTTTATTAATTAATTCTTTCGATCCTAATGTTGTAGATATGTCATCATATAATTTTGTACCCTCTCTAAAGTGCTCTCTAGCTTTTGGCAAAAGTTGAGCCGCTTTTTGTATTTTAGTAAAAGCTTCAGACCCTAATTCATCTGTAATTTCTTTTGTTAGAGCGTCTATATTAGAGCTGTTGAGCAACCCATCTACTTGACGAATTGCTTTATCCCACGATTTACTTAAATTAATTGATCCATTAATTAACTCTTGTTGAGCTACTTCGTCTGCATTTTTTGGTGCATTTTTTATATCCCATAGCTTTCTTCTAAGTTGATAAGCATCTGTAAAAGAAACTTTATCGCCTAACTCTCTTAATTCATCTGCCAAAGATAAACCAACTCGTCCTTCGTCAGTACTTAATCTACCAGTGCCTAATTTTTCAAATTTTCTTGAGATATTTTCTGCCAAGTCTTTTAGTCCAGCAGTCGGTATAATTCTAGCATCGCCAATAGCTTCTTCTATAACCTCATTAATTGTGCCCCATTGTGTGCTCATGGTATCTTCAAAAGTCTTCGCAGAGGTTTGAACTAAATTAAATATTTCATCATCAATAACTTGATTTCTTTGCAAACCACCAGCTAAATTATCCGCAGATTCTTTCAAGGCACTCATAATAGACGCATAAGCAGCAGATTGTCTGCGTGCTAACTCTGGTCCAAATTGTTTATTAAAATCTAAAAACAATTGTCCAGCAGATTTGCCACTACCCTGTGTTTGTGCGTCAGCAATAATTTGATTTAATTTGCCAACTTGTTCTCTCATAGCTGTAGCTAACTTTTGTGTTCTTGGCGATCCACCTAAAACACTTTCTTGTAATTGTTGAAACTTAGCAGCAATAGGTCTAGCACCTATTTGTCCTAATGTAGGCTCAATGCCCATCTCAATACCTTTTGCAGTAAGTCTTAATTGTTCAGGACTTGATTCTGCAATAAATTTTTTACCAGATGGTGCTATACCTCTCATAACTAACAAAGGCACACCAAACAACAACTCACCTGCGGCAGCTATCCCACCTTCAACGGCAGCGTCTGTCACTATCTCTCCAGCAGTTTGTTTTGATACACCAGCAACACCTTCAATTGCTTCTTCTACAAGTGATCCAGTACCCCCACCTATAAAAGCACCTATTGCACCACCTAATAACGTACCAAAGCCTGGAGCAACTCCAGTTCCTATGGTGGCACCTTTTATTGCACCAGTAATACCACCTGCTAATTCGGGGACTATTCCAACCAAATCAGAAAGGTCGTTTTTACTAAAACCTTCTTCATCAATCAAAGTATTTTTGTCTGTTTGAACACCTACTTTTGCAGCACCACTTGGTGTTAATGCCAATCTACCTCTATTATCTCTTATGTAATCTTTTTGAGAAAAGCCTTGTGCCGCTAGTATGCTTTCTTCTTCTGCATTATTTTCTGCAGCAGACAACGCTGCTCTTAATCCAAAATCTTGTATTCCACTTTTAGTGTCAAAGTTTGCTTGTTGTGGTTGACCTTGTGGTGTTGTTCTAGCTGATTTAGCTAGTAAATCTTCAAAGGTTTCTTCTGTCTTATCTGGCCTAGAAAAGAATTGTGAACGAATAGCATTTGCTTCTTGTTGTGTAGGTGTATCACCAGCAATTTCTACTTTAACAACGCCTTGTGGAGTTTCGACATTAATGATTGCCATTATGTTGTGCCTTGTACTTTAAATCTAAATACACCATCTTCGCCTTGCACCATATCTGAATCTTTTGCCGTTATATTTTGATTATCAATATTAATTCCATGTATGGCTAAATTATTATAAGCATCTTTAATATTTTCTCTGCCTCTTTTAACGATAACATTAAATAAATTGCTGAGTTTTGATCTAAGCACGGCTTCGTCACCCTCTAAAAAGTTAACATCACCAACAATTTCTCTTACAAATTTTCTGTCTGCATCTGATAATGTTTTTCCAGACTCTTGTAATATTTCTGCGGCATTTGTGGCTTGTAATCTTTGCATAATAACTTTGATTTGCTTTACTGGATCTGTATCACCAACATTAATTCCAAAATTTCTCAATGTTTGCTTGATTACTGATCTGCCTTGATCCAATACAGTTACATCAGTCGTGTTTAATAATTTAGCTAATTTTTCAAATTCTTTAGCGTTATAATCAACTTTTCTTTCCATGTTTTGTATCATGCCAACAACTCTCTTGCCACTGTCTGCAAAATATGGAGTGGTGCCAGCAGGTGCAACATTGCCATCGGGTAGTTGTGCTTTAAAACTTAATCCTTTTGGTGCTCCAGCGTACAGAGGGACATCAACAGATTTACTCTGATAAATTTTATTTTTGCCCGCAGCATCAAGGGCGGCTTTTGCATAATCTTTATAATAGTCTGCATCAACTATATCAAATTGTTTTGCAAATTCAGGGTTAGTATCCAAGCTATTTAATTCATAACTATTTAATCTAGCTAATCTGCCTTGACCACTTGCTATCGCACTAGATAATGAGTTTGCACTACCATCACCTTTTGGTATGACAAAATAAGCTTTTCTGTTCATAGCCTCTTTTTTATCTTTTTCAGTTTTACCTAGTGCATATGCTCCAGCCTTGGCTCTTATCGCCTTTGCTTCTGCTACTGCTTTTCTAAAGTCTGGCATTGCCGCTTCTCCAGCTTCTCCAGTTGCTCTCAATATATTGCTTATATTAAAGCCTTTACCAGCTCTATTTTGCATTAACGCTAATCCAAAAGACATTAAAGCTTGTTTAGTGTCTGCCTCACCCGATATGTCTAAACCAGTTGCTTCGCCAAACTCATTGATATATTCATCAAATGTTTTTGGCTTAACTTTATCTCCAGTTTTAATTTCTGACAAAAACGAATCTAAAGCTTGTACTGTAGCTTTTTTTGCTGGTGTATCTGCACCTTCTACTTGATCCTCTCCAGTTCCAGTATCTACAGCTGGAAATTCAGTGTCTGCATCAACACCACCTGCTCCCTCTTCTTCAAAAGGAACGCCTTGAAATTCTTTTGCTTGTTTCTCTACCGCATCAATATCTGCTTGTGTTGTGGTTGTCATGCCGGGATCAAAAGCACCAAAGTCTGGTCGGCTCTTTCTGATTACATTACCTATAAGATTCTTTGCTTCAGCTTGTGCTTTGTCTAAAACATTTTTTCTGTCTTCTGGATCCATCGTAAAAATAGTTCCAGCGTCTACTTTTTTTGCATCAGCTGGCAACCCTATTTCAAGTCCACCAGTTCTTCTAGCCATTTCTTCTGCTCTTCGCAATCTACCAAGTTCGCTTTCTTGATCTAAAACTTCATCAAGTGATTTGCCTGCAGAACTTAAAACCCCACCTTTAGGTTTAAAAAAATCAAATATACCTTTTACTGGTGATGTCATTGTTCTTAAAATACTATCAGCTATTGTGCCACCTGTAAAAATTCCTCTATCATCAAAAAATTCTTTGTCTGTTGTTGGTCTTCTTTTTTGAGAATAAAGTTGACCTAAACCTTGTGTTCTTGGAGTTGTTAATAAATTTACCGCTCTTCTTCGAGCTTCAACGGGGTCAAAAGACAAAATACCTTGATTTTTAGGAGCCATATTTACCCTCTATTTGCCGTAGGTCCACCACTAAAAGGTGCTATTTGTGATAATGTTGTATATGCACCAATACCTTGCAAAAATGGATTTGCAGCTGGTTGTGTGGCTTGTGTAAATGTTGATGGAATACTTGCACTTGGCATACCTTGAAGTAAGTTTTGACCTAGTTGTAACCTTGTAAAAGGCTCTTGTGCTTGTTGCAACAAATTAGCTCTGTTTGCATCTAGCTCTGCTTGTTGTTGTCTTTGTCTTAATGCACCTAATTGTGTTAATTGAGATATGTCTGCTTGACCCAATGCTTGTTGTAAACGTCCAATATCACTTGTTGTACCAGCTAAAGTGCCAAAAGCTTGTCCAAGACCACCAGATAGTCTTCCAGCCTCTTGTGAAGCTTTTAAAGCTTGTCCAAAGCCTTGTGATAACAACTTTGATAATGTATCAGACTTAACTTGTTGTAGTCCTCTATCCCTTTCAGACTCTAATACCGCTTGTCTTGAACCACCAAAGGCACCACGACTTGCGGCTTGAGCTGCATCTTGATTTCTTGTTATATCAGCCTGCCTATCCAATTCACGCATTGCAACGTCAATAACTTGATCACGGAAAGGATCTTGAAATTTTTGTATAGAATCAGGTTGTAAAAAACCTAATCCACTTGTTAACGCTTGTTGTGCTGCTGTTGCTTGATCAGAAGCACCTTGTAAAAAGGGTTGAGAGCTACCAACCATTTGTTCGCCTAATTCAGCTGCTTTCGTAGTAAGTGGATCAGCACCCGCAATTTGAATTGAAGGCAACCCTAATTGAGTGTCAAGAAGACCAGGGGTAGTCTGGTTTGCACCATCAAATTCACCAAATGCAGTTTGTAACAATCTTTTTTGAAGACCTTCTAGAAAAGGAGGTAATCTTTGTATATTTTCATAAGTTTGAACTGCCATTATGCCCTCGCTTCTAATTTATCCATCATATCATAAGCTCTTTGTATGCCTTTTCTTGAATTACCATCGCCCAAACCTTTAACTGCATCTTTAGTTAAAACAAACTCTCCAGCCATTAACATTGCTGGTACATCATCTTTTGTTCCAGACCCTTCAGATGGGTCTATACCACCATTACGTCTTGGAAAATTCATAGGGTCGCTTAACCCACCATCAGCAGCAAATCTTATGCCACCAAGTTTACCTCCTGGCCCACCAAAACCAAAAGGTCTTTGTTCAAATTCTCTTGGTTGCTCTTCATCGTCATCACCAGCGAGCAGTTGTGCAATTAATCCAGCAGTCAACCCTTCTCCCATTCTTGTGTTTAAAAGCCTTGCAAGTAAATTGTCATCTCCAATGCCTGCAGATTTTAATAATTCACCAGTAAATGTTCTGTTTTTTATACCTTCTATAGCGTCTTTTGTTTGCTCAATAGGTGGCTTTGACCCAACTTTTGATTCTGTTCCAGTAGGAACTAATTGATTTTTTTCAATTTCTGCTTTACTAAACTCTCCTGGCTTTAATGCTTGACCTTCTTGTGTAACCTGTTGTTGACCAGAAAAATTGTCAAAAGCCATACCTCCAATACCAGCAAGCAAAGCATCTCTAACAGCATCTTTGTTTTTTCTTCCACCTACTTTGCTTAGTGCAGCTGTTGTTAAAGTTCTTGCTAAAAAAGGATTCACTCCACCTTGCACTAATGATGCACCTATCGTTGGTCCTAAAGTAGAGCCAACTATTATTGGCAATGCTGATTTAAAAAACTTTCCTAGGCTCATGCTATTAATATACCTTAATATTATATTTTAGTCTATGTAACAATTTTAATTGTCCCACTATCGTTAAATAATGCTCCAGTTTCTAAACCACTAGAACTGGTTGGTAAATCAGTTAATGTAATTTTTGTTGCTCGTAATTCACCAGGATTTCTTTCTTGTGAAATAAATATCTCTAAAGAACGAACTAGATCCTCTACATATTGTCTAGTTATAACTTCAGGTGGTTCTGGTAACCTTGGTGGTGGTACGCCAACTAACGCCATTATCTTCTTCCGTCTTCCCTAATATCAACTCTAGGTGTTCCCATCTTAAATTTACACCCTAATGCACTAGAATCAAGTCTTATTGCAAAAGATCTGCCTCTAATTCTATAATCTAGTTTTTCTGTAAACTGTTCAACTGGACTTGTTGCGGTTCTTGATGTTGTGCCCGTGCCTGTTTGATCAAAGTCAGAACCAGGAAAATCTCTTGCTTTGACTGTAAATGTTGCGTTTGGAGAACTGCCTGTTACAGATCCAGTAAATGTTAAATCTGGTATGACTCTTTTAAGTGATACAAACTTATCTCCGTCCCCTATGTCCATAGGAGCAGTTTCTATAAACGCAGTCATAGCAGAGGTGTCATCATCAAATCCAGACTCATGATTAAATAAATGTGGTGTGCTTGCAGCAATAGGAAAATTTCTTATGCCACGATCTAACCAAGCTGTTCTTGATAAAGTTCCAAAGTACCACACCTTTTCTACATAATTCCAGATAACATATTTATCATTCTCTGATGCACCCGCTGATGGATAGAACCACCACACCTCACCAAACTCAGAATTAATACCCGCAACAACTTTATCTTTTTCTTCTAGGTTAAAGTTTGTAAAAACTTCATCTTTGACTGTGCAAGGCAATTGTGCAGTTTGTCCAGCGTGTACATAAAAGTTGTCAATGCCCATCCAATATACCACATCCTCTGTAGCAATAGCTGCACTTGGGGACATAATAGTTATATTAGATGCAATTTGTGTAATACCAAAAGTAAATGGCGGACCTATAAATCTCATGGAATGTAAAGACTTATCGGTATAAACAAGTATTTCTCTTTTTGTTTCAACGGCTTGTACAAAAGTAGAGCCTGCACCAAGTCTTAAATCACCTGCAGTATTTGTTGCAGTTGGAAACCAGTCTACTGGATTTTCTTGACTACTAAATCTTATAAGTAAGGGATCTTGTACACCATTTCCTTGTGCAGCACTACTACTAGAGTTTACTGCATCACAACCAAAAGCTATAACATGACGATCAACATCAGATACTAAAACTTGTTTTGCTATGGTAGGCACACTTTTTTCTCCACTAAACGTAGAGGTTGCACTAAGTTCTATAGCTCTAGCACTTGTGCCTAATGTTTTATCCCAATAAAACAAACTACTATCTCTTGCATTTATAATTAAATCTTCACCAAAATTGTCGTGTGACCAAGTTCTAATTTGTGCACCAGGCACTGTAACACTTGCAGCATCACCCCAACCTACAAAGTCATCATCAGATGAGGCATTACCTTCAATTAAAAATACAGTTGTTCCATCTGCATGAGTGGCAGCCGTGGTTCCGTTTTGTGCTCTTGTTACTGTTAGATCGTTAGTAGATACATTTGTTACTTTTAAAATTTCTTCATCAATTAATATAAAATCATTGTTTGCTATACCAGTGCCACTTGTTACTGTGAGTGTCGTGTCTGAATCACTAAACGTACCGCCTTCATTTATTGTTGTTGATAAAGCACCACTTGTTGTACCGCTCCATTGACCTGCACCCCAACCTGTGCCACCAACTGTATTATCTAATCCTGTGTTTATTTGATATGTTCCCACTGTGCTACCACCACCATTACCAGAATCTGATGAAGTAGCTGCAACGGCAGAAGTTATTGTGTAAGTATTAGAATTTATAAAAGTTTGTATTTGATATTCTATGTTTAAAACATCAGCTGTGATATTACCACCTAAACTAGCCGCGTCAGAAAAAGTTACAAAATCACCTGCTATAGCTCCATGTGCTTGATCCGTTACAGTTATTGTTGTTGACCCATTTGTTGCAGCAAAGGTAACGTCACCAGCACTTGTTGTGCTTCTAATAGGTGTGATATCGTTAAAAGTTTGACCTTCTTCAATATAATATTTTAAATGTGATCCAACACCCAAGAAGTCAGATCCATCAAGAGCAACCCAGTTATGTAATCTTCTTGCTGTGCCCTCATAAGAGTTCGGACTAAATTTAACCCAACCACCTATTTTTTCTGGAAAACCAAAACGAAAACGTATCTTGTCACCATCAACATACCCACCTTCGTTAGCATAAGATGTTGTGTCTTTGATAATACCAGGTTTAAATTTTAAAGTTTTTATTGGCATTATAGTGCACTCGCTGAAAAGGTTCCGCTATATCCGCTAGTATCAAGGCTACCTGTGCCATTGTTAACGACTGCTAAAGCAAAAGGCTGACTACTGCCATCACTACCAGATATTGTCATAGTAATATTAAATGATCCATCTGTCGAGTTTGTTGATGTAGAAGTTGCAGTTGAACCAGCACTCACAGTGACCCCATCAAAAGGATCTGCACCAGACAACACGCATGATATAGCTAAATTATTAGTAAAAACAAAGCTTCTATCATTACCAGATCTTACATATCTAAACCATAATCTTCTTGTACCAGAAAAATTTAATTGATGATTAGTTGTGCCAGAATATCTGTTATGACCACTAACAGAACCACCCACTAAACTAGAATATATTCCTATACTACCACTATAATTAGAATATTCATCCATTCGTAATTGACTTACTGTATTAGGCTGAATTGTAGCAACATATAGTTTATATCCTCCACTTGCAGGAGATGTAGTGGTGCTTGTACTTGTATCACCAACAAATTGAAAAGCAGTTGTTCCATCTGTAACATTCATCGAATATTGTGTACTAGCCCCGCTATATGATCCAGAGAATATATTAGCAGCATTTGGAGTGCTGCCTCCAACTGTTGTTACTCCACTTGAGTCTATTGACGATCCATTATAAGAGTAGCTACCACCTGCATCTACATATTTTTCTACAGTTGTGTCTGTGTCTACATTGGAAACAACAATAGTAGAGCTGTCTGAATTAGAGAATGTTGTAGTTCCCGTATGACTTGTAGATGATTCAGTAGCTGTAGATGTTTTTAAAGTAGACTGAATATTACCGCTACCTAATAATTCTAAAGTTGTGCTTGAATTTGTTGTTAATGGCGATCCATTTGGATTTAATATATTGTTACCATTCGTATCTAATATAATTTTTTTATGAGCAGAGTCATTATTCAATGTTAAATTACCAGATATATTATCTGTAAGTTTGAAAAACTGTATAGGTAATTTGCTTTTAGCTGTACCAGCTTTGTCATTTAAAGTGCCTGCTGAGTCAACCTCTGTGAAACCTATATTTGAAATTAAAGGTATTGCCACTTGTCACCTAAAATTTAATTGACTCTATAAAAGTAAATACAGAACCATTTTGATTTATTGCTATTGCAAAAGAAGCTGAACTACCAAGACTTACACCTTGTGAGTTAGACGGATAGCTTATTGTAAGCGTGTTAGAAGAACTTGTTTTATCTACGATTATGTATTGTCCTATAGCTAAACTACCTATGGCTAATGTTAAAGCCACATTGTTACTAGAAGTATCGACCTTTTGATAAATTGATTGTGCAGCAGAAGGTGTAAGTGTAGCCGAAGAAGATGTTATAGCACTTGGAACTGTTACAAGATTTGCATTAAAGTAGGTAGAAAAAGTAGCGGCAGTTGTTTGCCTCATTGTACCACCATCATTTGTTACAATGCCATCACTAGCTGCAACAGCCGTGGTTCCAGCACTTGTACCACCATCCATAAGATTAAGTTCTGCTGCGGTAGATGTAACTTTTGTACCACCAAAAGCAAAACCATCAAGTAAATCAGTAACTTTAGCACCAGATCCTGCACCATCTGCAAAAATAAGACCTTTTGATCCGTCTGGAATAGATACATTGCCACCAGAACCTTGTGTAAAAGTTGCAGTCTGACCAGAGTTGTTATGTACAAAATACATTTTATCTTGATCGTTTGGTGATATTGTAATTGTGTTTGTACCAGATGGCGATCCACCTAATACAAGAACTTTATTACCACCCTCTGACAATGCTCCGTCAGTCGTGGTTAATGTATGTGATGTGCCAGATAGTGTGATAGCTCCTACACCATTTACGGCTCTGTCTATAATATCTAGATTTAAATTAGTCGTTGTCCCCCAAGTTCCAGCTTGTTCACCAGAACCTATTTTTTCTACTCCTAAATTTGCTGTATAAGAACTTGGCATATATCCCTCATGCGTTTATTTCTGTGTATGTTTCTGTACCACTTGGCGTTATCTCCGTCCATGTCTCTGTGCCACTTGGCGTTATCTCAGTATAAGTCTCATTTGCGTCTGGCACAATAGCTACATACAGTATATCTCCAGAAGTTGTTTTTGTAAAATTTAAATCTTGTGAAGATACACCAGAAAGTATAGCCAAAGCGTTTGTTGTGTTAGTAAAGATGCTCGACATAGTAACATCTGTAAAGTTAACTATAGCTATGTTTTCTGTGGTTTGTGTAAAGAGAGAATTAAAATCTATAACACCACTAGATATAGTGCTAATTTCAGCGGTCTGAGTAAATTTACCACTTAATGATGAAACACCAACAAGTGTTCCAGAGCCTATGCTTGAGCTAGTGCCAAGAGCACTCATCTCTGCTGTAGCAACTTGTAAAACGCCTCCTACATTTGCAAAGGCAGCTTCAGCAAAAGAGGAGTTACCAAACATTAATCTGCATCCTTGATAGTTAGTGTTCCTGCATCGATTCTCTTTTTTATTTCTATATAATCTTTATTAGCTATGTCTGTAGGCACACTATAGACAGTTTCATTATATATTACTTTTAATGCTTTGGTTGAATTGCTACCATCATCTTCTTTGTAATATTTTACAGTTATATTGTCATAATCCATATTTTAATCCTTAAAGTTCAGCATCAGCAAGATATTGTGTTGGATAATGAGTACCAGTAGAGGTGCTTGCCATCTGTGCGACAAATCCAAAAGGTGTGCTTGATTGTCTATTAAGAGTACCACTACTAATAGTAGTAGTCATTGTTGGTGATGCTCTCATAGTTACTGGAAATGTATGTGGAGATATTGCAGAACTGTTTGGTAAACCAGCACTTACTTGAGCAGGACTATATGGCGAATAAAAATTATACATATCATCTAATCCAGTGTTTGTCCATTTGTAAAAATATCTCTGACACAAACCAAGCTCTTCCCCAACTGACCTATGCTCAAATGGTGTGGCTACTTCGCCTACTTCCATTTGCACTCCAGTTAGAAAAAACTCTCTATCTGTGCTATCATAAAACGAGGTTTGATTATCTCCAATTCTTTGATTTCCTGTAGTATGCCAAACATTACTCGTGTGTGTTCCCCCTGTAAAATCACTACCTGCATGAAGCCAAAGAAATAAGTAAAGAGATAGATTATTATCATTGTCTATTGCACCAGTTGTATCTCCATCATATGTAAGTGTAATTCTATTCCATGATGTTGTTACAGAAAACTCTTGCGAGTTAAATCTTGTGTTGTCATGGTCACGAAGTTCAGCAGTATATGTAGCATTTGCATTCCCTTTTACATAGAAAGATACAGTTACTTTTTCTGCATCACTTGTTCCCTTTTTTAGTTGTTGTAAATTCTGACCCTCTATAGGTTGACCAATTATTAATCCCTCACTTGAACCAATAGATGTATCTGCTGTAGTACAAGCTAACTTAACAGAGTTTGGAAATCCATTTGGTGTATCAGTGCTTTGTGTCATGGTAAGCCTACCTGCTGTGCTACCAAATCCATAAATTGCAAATCTATCTACAGTAGAAAAAGTTGCACTGCCACCTAAATCAGTAGCACTTGTTGCTCTCTGTGCCACTTGCATTGCACCATTTATAATTATATTTCTACGACCCCCAATCTGACTATTGGTTAGGACTTCACCCATCTTTGCTAATTCTGCGGCTTTACTCATGCTAAGTCTCCGTGATATACTATACAAACAGGGTCATAATCTATGTTTTCATCATTGTCATTTCTAATAGTAGTATGCCTATTTGATGAAGAAGTCATATTAGCCTTAGTGTCAATAGTAACAAGTCCTTCGTCTTCTCCAGAACCACCTCCTGATGGATTGGATGTAGTCATGCCAGATGGAACATAAGTTGCATTTCCCATATTGCTTGATAAAGCTACACTTACATCACCTGTACCATTGTCTGTAATGCCGCTGCAATTTAAAGAATCAACTAATGCTGCTGTTCCTATTTGATCTATATTTGCCCACATTTTAGCACTACCACCTGCTACAAAACTCGTGGCAATACTATTATTACTACTTGCATCTGTTAATGTGTTTACTCTTAATATACTAGCCATTATGCTAAATCTCCAAATATTTGATGATAGACTTCAGTCCATTCATAGTTATGAGGTCCGTTAGCATCGTGATATCCGATGTCATATCTTATAGAACTTGTCGTTATTGTTTGAGTTAATCCACTAAAGAAAGAACCTGATGCACTTGCAGCGTAACCACCACTGAGACTAACACTATAATTTGCATTTGCCATTAAGGTGGTAAAAGAAAAAGTATTATCCCCAGTTCCATGGTCTGTGGTATGGCTAGAATTAAATGAATCAGCTACAGTTCCACCCCCATTATGTTGAGACCATGCTTTACATAACCCTTGTTGCAGATTAGTTGTTGTACTATTGCCTTCACCTGTAACAAGTATAGAACCTGCTGTGGTTACACCAGTAAATTTATCTACTTTAAGTTCACTAGCCATTATGCTAAGTCTCCGTTAACTTGTGTCATAGCAGGGTCTTGGTCTTCTAAATTTACACCACCATCTGAAACTAACAATCTGTATTTGTTTGTAGCAAGAGTTGCTGCTCCAAGCACCGAAGCATCACCAGGACCTGCAGGACACGCACCTGCAATCGAGTATACAGTATTGTTCATATTGTTAGTGAAAAAAGGGTCATAGTCACCTGTGCCATCGTCAGTAACTGAAGCACAGTTAAAACTGTCACTTATAGCAATAGTTCCTGTGCCATCTAAATTTAGCCAATGTTTAGCCAACCCTTGCACAGTATTTTGTGTAGCACTACCACCATCAGCCACATAGGTAGATGTATTACCTATCTTAACATTCGTGCCACCACTACCTGCTTTATCTACAATGGTGTCTACATTGAGTTGACTTGTCATACGATACTCCAATAACCATTAACAGTAACTGTCGCTGATTGTGTTATAGGTCCAGCACTTACGCCATTTTCATCTGAGTCTATGGTTATGTCTGCACTAATAGTCTGACCATTTAATCTTATTATACTATTGTTTCCCTTGAAAGGATACCTCGTATCTGACTCATTCTTTGTATAAGAGTTGGCAACTGTAAAAACATCATAAACAACCATTTCTACGATATCATTTAAACTGGCTGCTTGAACTAATACAACTGTCGTACCAGTTGTTGCAGTATAGTCTGTTCCTGGAACAAGCAATACACCATTCTGATAGACATCCATGTACCTTGAGTCATTATAACTTAGAGATAAAGAGTTAGCATCTGACCCACTAAAGCTAGTCTGACTAGCCGTGGCTTGATACTGAAACCTACTTCTTACTCCAAAATTTTCTGATCTTCCTATATATGGCATAACTAACCTTTCGGATACTTGTCTTTAATTGTTTTAATTGTGCTTTTCCAACCATCTATACCATTGTGATATAAATCATCTAGTTGGTCTTCTATGGATGGATATTCTAATGCTCTTTTTCTTTGATATTCATTACTATTATAAGCAATTTGTAATTCTTGTTTTTTATCTGTTATTTGTTTCCAAGTAACACCAAATTTAGATTCATCATCACTTAATATGGCTGAACCACTTGAATCTTCACCAACTACTTTTTTAAAATACTTTTTAAATTCATCTTCTGTAGAAGGTATTTTTTCCAAAGCGTAATTAGATATTCCTAATTCTTTTAATACGTCTGCGATATGTATCATATTTTATCCTAAGTTAATATAGGTGAACCTATTTCCATTATTGTAAATGTAGAAAGATTATTATTAATTTGACTATAAACATTACCACTTACTTTTTTATGTTTAAGTTGATAAGTAATTGAACTTGTAGTGTTTGGATTATCTAATAAACAAGCACTAACACAGTTAGGATAAGGTCCATATACATATTGAGCACCATATTGTCCACCACTACTTAAATCAGTTGAATCTCTAAACACAGTTAAAGCAGAAACAGCACTTGAAGCTGCATATAAATTAACATTATACATAATTAAAATTTTGTTTGAAGCTGAAGATGGTGTAATACTTAAACTTGAAACTCCATTTGCAACATAACTTGTGCTATCAGTTAAAGATTCACTTGAATTACTTGTGCCTTTTACTTGCAGAATAGAAGCACCAGTAACTGACCCAGTAAAAGCAAAAGCATCTGCTAAATTTATACCCTCTGCTTGTACTTTAGTTAAAGCCATAACTTACTCCTTATGCGTATGGACTATCGCCTAATACAGATGTATCCCATGCTGCTTTGAGCTTTGCAATAGTATCTGCATCAGATATGGCTTTAGCTGCTGGTGCATCTCTTAGTGCTTTCTTTTTAGCTACACTCGCAGTCTTTGCACTTGCGTCATCTGCTTCTAATGCTTTCATATACACAACATCTTCTGCTTCAAGCAAAGGCTTTCTTACCTCTCTAATCTTATCTTGAAAGATCTTCTTAGCTTCTGTCATGTCTTCTGATATAACCTTCTTGTCTGAGTCTACGACCCAAGCACCTCTAAAGTGTCTATCAGATGGCTTAGTAACTGTAGAAGCATCTACAGTAACACCATTTTTATCTACTATATTTGTTGTCGGCATTTTTTACTCCTTATGCTACTTCTTCTAAATTTACTACATTTTCATCAATCTTCCAAGCATTACGCCATTCTCTTGTGCTTGGTAGCTGATCTTTTTTACAAATCACTAATCTTGGTTTATTAGCTTTATCATAATTTCTCCACACTCTTTGTGGTATGTCTTTCATAATTAAATATTCTATGGCTTGTTCTTCTGTCATTGCTTCAACTGGTTTTGTGTTATGGAGTAAATATCCTCTTGTATGTTTCTTAAAGTCTGGCTTTGCTTCATCTTCTGCTAACAGCCAATACACTTCTACTGGTGGCAGTATGCCGCCTTGTAAAGCACAAGCCATCCAGTTTGGATCAGGCACAGTTATTTTTGCACATTCATCTGGTTTGTCTGGGTCTTCCCATACAATACGATAGTCTGATTGTTTGCCCTCTAAGTTTTCTTTTGCCCAACACAATCTATCCCATAAATGTGTGCCTTGAAACTTTGGTGTTTTTATTGTCATGCTAAATCTCCTAATACAGTTGAACAGTTTAAGCCGCCATCTTGTTGTGTTCCACCATCTCCGATAGGTTGCACTCCATAAGAACCAGTTGCTTGTGCTCTTATTTGTGCAAACTGTCTGTCTCCACCTGTTGTAAATTCTTGTACCTCTTGAGCAGTAGCACCATTATTTGAATAAAGATAAGCATTATCGTCTGTGCTCATATTATTAGTGAGTGTAATTGTAAATTGTCCTGTTCCATTATCTGTAGCACTTGTAGTGTTAAAAGAATCACGAAAGGTTGTGCCACTACCTGCATAGTTTGACCATTGTTTAGGAATAGAATTAAAAAGGTAACTCGTATCAATAGACTTCTCTGTACCAGTGTTAACTGAATCAGATGTTGTTAATGTATCAAATGCTATTGTTCCGTTTGCCATTATGCTAAATCTCCGTGTACTGTTGCATAAACATAATCATTGTCATAAAAAGTACCATTTCCAAAAAATGTATCTTGTTTAAAAACTCCTGCACCAGTGACCCAAACTTCATCACTACCTACATAATTATTCCCTGCTGTTGAATCATAAGATGAAGAGACTACTGGTGTGTATGTAGCATTTGCCATGTCTGAATTTATATTCCATGTACTTTGTCCTGTAGCATCATCAGACCAAGAACTTATATTAAAGCTGTCTTTGAGTTCTACTGTGGATGTTCTTTGTTGGGCATACCCATATGCTTTAGCCAACCCTTGTTGTAAGTTCGTTGTAGTAGAACCACCCTCTCCTGTAACAAGAATGCTACCTGCTGAAGTTGTACCTGTTAAGGTGTTTGTCTTAATGGTACTCATGCCAAGTCTCCTAATACACTCGCCATAGTATAAAGAGGGTCAAACTCACCTGTAATTCTTCCATCTGTAGTCACAATAAATGAGTCTGTAGCATTAGTTGTACCATTTCTAATACCTAACCACCCCCCATCGTGATTACTGTCGGCAGCACTATCTCCAAATGTTGCTACATAATTTGCATTATTCATAGCATTAGTTAAGGTAATTGTATAATGACCTGTTCCATTGTCCGTAAGAGAAGCATTATTTAAACTATCTCTAGCTGCTATTGTGCCAGTTCCATTAAAGTTTACCCATGATTTAGCTAAACCTTGTACTAAATTCTGTGTAACACTTGTGCCACCATCAGACTCATACACAGATGTATTCTTAATTCTTATGTCTGTTCCTAGTGAACCACCAGTCTTTCGTATTGTATCTACAAATATTTCACTCACGAAGTTACCAGCCTTCCACCACTTTCAACTGTAAGAGTTACACCAGATGCAACTGTAAGTGGACCTGTAACTTGTGCATTCTCTGTAGCAAGTATTGTTATATTTGTACTAAGAGTTTGTGAGTTTGTTCTAAACATACCACCATTTTTAAAATTACCTTTGTTTTCTGCTGGAGGTGTAATTGTTCCAAAGGTTCTACCGAAGAACATAACAAAGATATTATTACCAGAGTTATTACTTGGTGCAGCAGTAAAAGTCAAAGTTGTGCCATCTGGCACTGTGTAAGCTCCAGTTGGCTCTTGCACAACACCATCTACAGATACAACGATATCTTGTTCTGAACTTACAGTTTGATTTAATGTAAAAGTTGTTGTACTGCCATCGCCACTAAACTCTTGTCTTGTTGGTAAGCTCTCAAAAGCTGGTGATATATCGTTACCAATCAAAGGCATGACTTACTCCTATTCACTAATTGTGTCTACAACTGACA